GTGATTACTTCGCCTAAAAAAATGGGATTTTCGGTGATTTTGGGGTCTGCGTGTAATGCGGCGTTTCTTGCTTGTTGTCTTTGTGCGGTCTTGCGGTTGACATATTGGGCGCCTCGAGAGCTGTTGCATTTAGCGCATGCTGGTACGAGGTTGGCTGAGGAGTCATCTCCTCCTGCGTCATGTTCTATGAGGTGGTCTGCTTGTGTGGCTGGGCGGCCGCATCCCCAGTAGCAGTCCGGGTGGCCTTCTAGGAGTGCTGCTCTGTTGGCTCTGTACTGTGCTGTTTGTTTTCTGTTGCCTGCCATGTGTTCCTTTTTGCTACCGCCCTTGCTTCGCTGCGGTTGGTCTTATGTTAGTGAGACAGTCTGAGGTAGGTGTCCCTCCCGCCGTTTGTGGGTTGTCTCCACTGGTCGCCGTTTAAATCCTTGTAGGGCCGTCACCATCGTGTTTTAGAAGTTCATACTCTGCTCGGGGCTCTTAGCCGTGTAGGGCTAGCCTCGTCTACCCCTGTCCCCAGGTGTGAAATACCTGCACAGTGCAATTCCGTACGAGGCCATGAGTCTTTAATTTGTGTGGGCAGGTTAGCCCTTGCGTATGCCAATGAGGAGACAGGCGCCCAAAGTGGCTAGGAATGCGTACCAGGCAATTAGGAGCATGAATGAGCTACTACTAAGCGGCCTATTACTTCAGCTACTTGCGGGACTACTGCGTTACCTAATCCTTTAAGTCTGTCCACCCTGGCGGGAACCCCATTAGCCACTCGACCCAACTCGGGTTCAGTTTCCCACCATTGCCAGCCGCTGTAGGTAAATCCCGTTCCTGGCCTTTTAAAGACCTCCCGGACGGCCCCTTGTAATCTCTTGCTTGTGGTGTCGGCCATAACTGAACTGCTCTGCCCAATGTGTCGCTCTGCACTTTGCCATCTCGCATCCTGGGAGCTTGTCCATCCTTGTAATCTCGGCTTGTCGGTGTCGGCCAAAGGCGTACTACATCCGCAAGACCCAAACTGTGACTGGTTTTGCCATCCTTGCTCATTCGCCGCCCATTCTCCGTAAGTTGCGCGTTTGGATGCTCTACTTCCTGAGTCGTTGGGGTAGGCCACAATAATGATGCGGTCTCGCCTGTGATTGGCTCCCACGCTGGCTGCAGATACAACACGCCATTCCGCGTCATACCCGATGGCGGCAAGTTCAGCAATAACGGACAAACCTCCCAGAGAGAGATGTCCCCGTACATTTTCCATGATTGCGTATCGAGGTCTAAGCTCGCTAATGGCTTGCTTAACCCAAGGCCACAAGTGGCGCGAATCTTCTTCACCTCTCCGTTTGCCAGCTTGACTGAAAGGCTGACAGGGGTAGCCACCACAGATGACATCTGGGCGCTCGATTTTTTGCCAGTTGATTTCTTTGATGTTGCCATGATTGACCACCTCTGGCCAGTGTTTTTTTAGTACGCGTGAGGCGTATGGGTCTATTTCTGATTGCCAAATAACACGCATACCGGCGCGCTCTAGTCCTAGGTCTAAGCCGCCTATGCCTGAGAAAAGGCTTCCTACTGTAAGTGTCATTTAGCGCGACCTAATCGTTCAGCAATCGAGGCGAGGTCTGCTGGGCGCCATAAATACACTTCAGCATGAGGCGCTAGAGCTTTAAGCCAGGTCAGTTGCTCTGGGCTTGCCTTGCCGTTGTCAAGTTTGAGCTCGGCGAAAATTAAGCCCCTCGATTCATGGGCCAAGGTGATATCGGGGTATCCCTTACAGTCTGAGCGCCACACTCCAGGCCTGACTTGCCCGGGTGATGGGTGGAAAAATTGCCAGTTATTCATTAGCGCCAAGGTGCGCACCTGGTCTTGGAAAATGCGCTCTGTGATGCTCTTATTTTGCTTCACGATGCCTCAGTGCGAACCAGCCACCTAGCACAGCCATAAATGCACTGTGCGACAGGAACATTAGGAATTCAGCCATTTTTATTTTCGTCACGAATCATGGCGTGATAAAGCTCATAACCACAGTCACACATGCAGGCCCTACGGCACAACGGCAGGCACCCGCCATGCATCTCAAAGGCTTTACGCGCTATGCGTTCCCATTTGCGTTGCTGGTCACGCACTACTCGAAGCTCCTGCTGCAAGTCCTCTATAAAGTCTTTTGCGGTTCCTGCATCCATCAGAAAAGGCTCTCCTGCTTATTTACTACAGGTGTTGAGTATTCATGGCAGTTGTCTTTAGGGCAATACCAGATAATCGCCCATTTTGGGGCTTCATCAAATCCAGTTATGGCTTCTGAAAAGTAGGGCACCTTCCAGGCGCTGCACTTGTCGCACTGGGGCGCTATAACGATGTCCATCAGAAAGGCTCCTCTGGGGTGTCGTATTCAACGGCAGGCGCTGGCTGGTTGCCTGCCTCCATCTGCTTTAACTGGTCAATGTAAGCCGAAGCCTGGCGCTTAGTAAAAGACTGCAGCTCTACAGGCGGGGTCTTGCCCAGTGACTTACATACGGCCTTAATCATGTTGCGCTGCTTATCGCTAGCCAAGTCACCAGGCTCAGTGATGGTGGTATTACCGGACATGCGCTGAACCTTCTGCATTTCTTCTTGAGATGGTTTTTTAGTCCAGTCACTTGCCAGGAAATTTGCAGCTGCTAAAGCGCGCCCGATTGCGCTGGTGGCGCAGTTTTCAATTCTGCTGGTGGCATTCACGCCCCGCTCAGTCTGTACTTCTTCTGCGTAGTCCGATGACACTGGCGCTGCAGTGCTATCGAAATAGACAGTGGCTTTAATAACGCAGCGCTGGCCGTCATCAAATACCAACTCTGTATGAATAGCCCCGCAGGGGTGCTCTGCCCAGAAGCGCGCAATTCTGCTGGCTACGGGCTCGTAGGAGTCAAGGTCAAAGCCCATTAGATGCCCTGCTTGTATTGGTTGGCCATGAAGTTTGCAATCTCGTGGATGGCGTTATTGACATCAAATTTGGGCTGGGTGGTGTCAAATGATGGGTGGCGGCGCATACGCATAATGGCTATGGCGTAGTCAACGGCGTCACGCTCAATAAAGCGCATCTCGCTATCGAGTCTTTCGCTGAGAATCTCCAGCGTGGTGATGGTTTCTAAATCAGTCATGTTTTCCTTTTTCTATTTTCCTGAGGTTCCCCGCCAGTGGCCCAAGCCACCATTCCGATACAGGTACCCAGCGACTTTGACATTACACACTGGGTCTTGCAGAGAACGAATCACATTCGTTGTCTTGCACACTTGTTTAGTGACGGTCTGCCAGCTCCCTTGAATCTGCAGGAGCCCGACATCTGGGCGCCCGGTGCTTTTCCGTACGGCGCTTACGCTTTTGGGGTTGCACCGGCTTTCTCGATAAGCAATCTTGCTCATAATGGGCACAAGCTTTGCGGGGAAATGCTTTTTAAGTAGCGGTTCCCACTCGGGGCAGCTCTTAGCCTGCGCTTGCGCTGGGGCTGGTACTGCGAAAACGAATAAAACGATTAAAGGCATAATTTTCTTAATCAATCTCTGCCACTTCTGTAGATGGGCCCCAGTCTGAGTCTCTGTCAGGCCGTGTAGTCACGGTGATGCTCAGAATCAGCCCTTGCAGGTCAGTGAATACCTGCACGAGTGTTGTCTTGTCTTTAGACCATAGTTCCCTATAGCCGAGGTACTGGGGACTAGTCACAGTCATACCACTCAGAGGTTAGGAGCTCCTGCACCTGGTCAGGCATAAGCACAAAGCCCCTCGAGGGGTTATCTGAGCCTGCTGCAAAGTCCCGCTTCTGCAGTAAGTCTCTATTCATGCGCAGATACTTTTTAAGCCGGGGCACCGACACCAGAACAAAGGAGCCAGGCCCAAAGCGGTAAGCCCACCACTGAGCCTGCGTCACATTAATGCCAGAGTCCTTCCAGAAGCCATGAGCGGGCTTCTGCTGAGTTTCCACAGCCATTCTGCCATTCCTGTACCTATCAGACTTGACCTCCACTGAGGAGCCTTGTACAGCGTTGAAGAATTCGACTAGTTCAGCTTCTCCAGCCTTGCCATAAGCCAGGTCTACTTTGAAGTCATAGCGGGGGTCATAGCCGTTAGTTAGTTGTGTCATGGTTTACCTTTCGGGGGCGTTCCGAGCGCCTGGGGAAAACTATACACAAGGGAGAAGGGCAGTGGTGGGAATCGGAAAAAGGTAGACGACTCCCACCACCTAGGCCGCGCGCCAAGTTCGGAAGGCGGCGCAGCAGTTCTTAAGGCTTAACAGGCTTAGGCAGTGAGCGCCAAGCTGCTTCTAGTTTTTTGGCGTCTGTGGCCATGTCCATTTCAAGCTCAAAATGTAACCAGGCCCCGCCAGAGCCTGCACTTTCGGCGGCGTTTTGGTAGACCTTCACGCCCTTGACGCCCTCGCCTCGACTGCACCGGTAGCCCCTGCCAAATTCGCCAAAGCTGTAGTCATGCAGCTCACATAAGCCAAGCGCTTCTGAGTGTTCTAGGAACCAGTCCCAGGCTTCACGAGCCTTAGCCCTGCCATCTCGAGTGGCTGGGTAGCCGATATCGCCAGCAACTCCGAGGCTATGCACAGAGAGGGTTTTTTTGCCGCGCATGTTACGCACCACCCAGGTGCCCAAATTGGTAAAGCCCCAGCGCTTATGGCACAGCTCTACAAATTTTTCAGTGCCAGCAAGTTTGCCTTTACCTGGCTCTTTGACTGGGTAATAGGGATAGGGGCGGTTGCTCATGGTGCTGGTGGTTCCTTTGGCTTGTCTTTTAGGCCGTTGCCTGCGAGTAGTCCAATTAGGCCACCTGCAAGTGTCATGAGCATAGGGCTGAGTACGCCCCAGGCTTCAGCGTCATTAGGGCTCTGCTCAGTAGGTTGCACCACGAATAGCAAGCCAAAGATAAGAGATGCAATGGCCATAACGAATGACACGGTAAGGCCGATTCCTACCACAAGGATTAGGCGGGCTTTTATTTCCTCATTGGTGAGGCGGTTTTCTGGTTTCATGGGCATCGTCTTTCTAGTAGGCCGTTGGCTTTGGTGGTTTCGCAGTTTTCGCGGATGCGGTCAGCGCAACTACTCAGCGCCAGGCAGGCTAGGAGCGTTAGCAATAAGCGCTTCATACTCGGCGTACTCCTCATCTGTCATCTCTCGGATTTCGTCATCTATCTGAATTAATGGTTTGCTCATAATGTCCTACTTTTTGTAGCCGTAAACAGAAATAGTGCCACCAGTCAAGGTGCCTGTATTTGGGTAAAGCACAAACGAGGAATAAGAGGTTGCTACCTGATGTGTGCCTGCTCCTGTGCCAGCGTTGGTTGAGCCCATGTAACTGTTTGACATACCTGTATAGCGAGCCAAGTACGGCCCAAATAGGCGCATTTCTAAATAGCCATAGTTGGTGTCAGACCAGCCTGCAAAGTTCCAAGCTGCGCCGTTGTTGGTGCTTCCACCAGTTGGGGTTGGTGTTCCGTAAGTTGAGCCATACATAAGGATGTTGTAGTACCCAGTGGTGCTTGCTCCAAGTTGGAACTGCAACAATTGCCCCGTAGAACCTGTGCCACCAGTCCATGTCACTAAGTACGAGTCATAATCGATTCCGAATGCATTAGTTACGGTTACGCTAGAAACGCCAGTGCCTACAGCTTGTGTCTTGACTAGCCATAGGCCTACAGCGTTCATATCTACAGCGCGTAGAACCTCGCCTGCGCTGAAACTTGGATAAGTCACTAGAGCCCCAATCTGTTTTGGTCTAATACGCCGAATGACGCACTATCGAGTATAAATGACGGCCCAAAGGAAGGCGAGAGATAGCACTGCACAGAGGCGTAATCGTCATAGAAGGAAGTGTTCACGCCAATAATGTTGCCGATACCGCTAGTGCCTCTAAATGCCACTGTGACTGGCTGGCCTATTACAGCGTTAGCAAGTGCGCCTTCTGGAATCTGTGCCAAAGCAGTGCAGGTAGGCGCGGCCTTAGTGTCAGTGGTGATGCTGTAGGGCGCTGGGGCAAGTTGACCAGAAAGCAAGTTATAGAGATAAGCGCTCAGGTTATTAGCGTCAGCTTCTGAAAAGCTGTAGGTCTTATAAAGCAAAGCATTAAATGGCGCTGTGCCCTGTGTTATCTGATTAGCCAAGCCTTCTGGCTCTACCTCTACATAGTTAAAAGTGTTCTGCACTGAGGACAAGTATTCGAGCGCTGTGTATTTGTAGGGGCTTCCAGTGTCCGTAAAGGCAATGGTGTTATATACCTTCCCAATGGGGTAATGGGTATAGCCGAGCTTGTTTGCAGACCTGGCGGTCTTGTAATCATCTAGGACTAGTTGCCCCGTGTTTAGCAATTGGTTTAGTGCCTCAAGTAATGGGCCTGTATAGCTTTGAGTAGAGGCCTCAATAGTGTTAGTGGCGAATGTGCCTACCTGCAAATTTTGGCCGTCCAGCATTGGCTGAATAATGCCGCCCACATTGCCTGATAGCCAAAGGATGCTATTTAGCTGTGCTGTACCTGCTACGCCAGTTGCACCAGCTGCGCTAATCGTTAAACGGTCACCAGGCGTGACCCCGCTTACATTGTTGTAAGGAAAGTCATAGGAGCGCTGCACATCAGTAATTTGCCCCTGGAAGTAGCACACTGAGGCGTCAGTATTTGTGGCTCTAACATCGATGAATTGCCCAACATTGAAAGTGGTATTTACTGTGGGGATTATCTGAATTGTTGCTGAGGTCTGCGAAATAGGGTCTTGGAATCTTTGGCGCCCTCTGCTGATGTTGACCGATTGAACCCCTGACATGGTTAACCAACTGGCTGTGCCAGCGTTGTAATAGTTAACGGTAGGGGGCGTGTAGGTCATTAGTTAGAGACTCGAATAGGTACAGAGCCGTTGAGCTGCATGTAGCGCCTCAGCGCGTTAACTACCTGCTGAGGGTCTCCGCCGTTGACATGAATCGTGACATTATTTCCGCCCATTGAGTCCATCTTTGACAATGGGATTACGGCCTCAGGGCCTGCCTCGCCAATCATTGCAAGGGTGGGGCTGTTGACAATGCCGCCTTCAGCGAGCATAGGGATATTAGGAACCTCAAAGCCTTTACCGCCAAAGCCAGGCACCCAGCCAGGCACCTTAAAAGACAGTTTGCCCACAGTGTTATTCCACAGGCTGGCAATGCCATTAAAGATGGTTTTATAAAAGCCGAGCAATGTAGAAAAGTAACCCTTAATTAGGTCAATAGAGCCAGATACTGCACCGGTAATGAATTTAAAAACAGAGTCAACTACAGCTCTAAAGCCGTCAAATTTCTTATAGGCAATGACTAGCGCCGCAATCAATAGACCGATTCCGACAACAATTAGAACAATGGGGTTGAGAGCCATCACAGCGTTAAAGGCGGCCTGCACTGCTGTGAAGGCTGTAGTAGCTGCAGTCCAGGCGGTCATAGCACCATTGACAAGAACTATGGCAGCTGCAATGCCACCAATTACCCCGGCAATGGTCAAAAATACTGCAGTGTTCTCGCTGGCCCAGTCACCCATTTTTGTTAGGAAAGGAAGCACCTTTTCAATAATTGGCAGGAGCGCCGCGCCGATGGTTTCTTTAGTTTCGTCAAGTGAAACTTTCAGGCGCTGAAATTGTCCCTCTGCCGTGTTCGCTTTGGTGGATGCAGCACCGCCAAAAGTATCGGCCAGCACACTCATAGCCCCTTCAGCGTCTAAGCCGCCTTTAATCAGGTCTTTAAGTTTTGGGTCTAACTTGGCAAGCGCTTTAGTGTTGCCACCATAAGCCTTAGCCATTGCGTCAGTGACTGCAGATAAGGGCTTACCTGTCGCCGCTGCAATGTCCATAGCGAGAGCGGCGCCCTGCTGGGCCTTTTCGAGTGAGCCTGTCTGCGTGGCAAGTTTTGCAATTGCTGGTCTCAGGTCACTATCGGTCACGCCGAGCAATTTGCCCTGGGTGCTTATCCAATCTTCATTTGCCTTAATCTGGGCATCAGTAGCGGCAGTGTTATTCTTCAGCGCTTTGCTGAGAAGCTCCTGTGCGGCCGCATCTTCGACTGCGCCTTTTCCCGCGTCAAACAACGCAGCGCCCAAAGCGCCCACAGCTGCAGCGGCAGGCAAAAAGGCTTTCTTCATTACGAAGCCAGCCTTAGCGGTAGCGCCCTCTAAGGATGCAAATTCTTTCTTAGCCTTTTCAATCCCTTTGGAATTGAACTCAGAGACAATGGGAATAAATACAGCCATTACTGCACCAGCTTTCTATTAACGCTCGCTAAGACTTCTTCAATGGCTTTAAGGATGTCTTGCGTTGCCTGGCCATAAATAAACTTGGCTTCGCGCCACATACCTCGCTGAGCCCTGCCGTAGTAGGCATTAAGATTGCGCACAAAAACAGAGCTCGAATCCCGCAGGCCTGCAATGTCAAAGATTGCCCCGCCAGCGTTTTTCTGTGTCAGCGTCACAAGTGGAATGGTGCCCTTGACTGAGCGCCCGCCTACCTGGATAGTTACGCCCTTGCGCACTTTCGTAGGGTCATAGGAAAGCCTGCCAGCGCTCTTACGGCCAGGGGCCATACCAGAGAGCGGGGCCTTATCCGGGTAGGTGGCTGCAACTCGATTAACCATCTCATTACCTGAAGCCTTGATTTTGTTTACAGCTTGAAACTTGGTTTTAGAGTCAAGTTTGTTGAGCTCAGCCAGCGCCGCCTTCAGGCCATAAATTTCTGTGCTGGCGCTTACGCTCATTTGGTTTTCTTCCTTGACTCATTAATGATACTAATGCAGGTATTCAAGTCGGGAATGTCAAAGGGGATGTCAGGCGGCCAATACCCGCACTCGACTAGCAGAGATGCTAGGGAATGTCGGTAAGTGCCGCCTCGGTAGGGTTTTCATCCTCCTGGTCAATCACATCGAGTGACACCAGTTGCTTAATGAAGTCATCAAGCATGAGAGGGATGCCATGAATACCGGCAAGCTTGGCGGCCTCGTGAGCCATGAAGGCTAAGTCCTCCATGCCGATACCATCGGCCAGCTGTGAGGCTTTGCGCTTGTACTTGCGTTCCCAGTTGACAATTACCATGAGGTTTGTCTTGACAACTGCTGGGCCGTTGCCCAGGTCTATCTGCATTGTGAGCTGCATTGTCGGCTGCTTTCTTTTTGGGGTTTAAGGCGCTGTGATGTCGCGCGTAACAGTTCCGCCCTGGAAGGTGGCCTCAATCATTGAGAGCTCACCGTAGGTGCCATTAATGGGCTGGAAGGATGCAAGAAAAGCATTAATTACTGTGTACTCAGGATTGCTAGCGGATTCGGTAGCGCCTGCAGGTGAAATAGTAATTTCTGTAGTTCCGTCACCGAGCAAGTCCCAGAGGGTGGCTTCAACAGAAGATGCGCCATAGGAGGCGTACATCGTGAGCACTACTTCGACCGATTGAAGGCCCTTAACGAACACATGGCCTGCATCTCCAAAACTGGTGCTTTCCAATGCGTCAAAACCCACAGTGATTGCCGCCGCAGAAGTTAGCGAGGTTACATCAACCTTCGCCCCGCCAGAGGTTGGCGCCAGGTTTACTGTTGGATTCGTAAGGTATGTGGTTGAGCTGGTAGCCATGTTTTAACTCCTAGGTATTAGGTGAGTCGGGGCACCTGTGCTGTGTAGATTATTGCAGATTTTCACGGTCTTTGTGTGCATCACAGATTCTGTGCTTGCATTCTGATACTGAGGTCATAAGCGGGGAACTCTTGGCCACCGATTGAGGCCAGCGCTGGGGTGCCGCTATTTACGCCTACATTCTTGCCGAGCAATGAAGCTGAGATAGCAAGCAAGGGGCGCAGCGTGTCCAGATTGCCCGGGCCAATGCCAATGATGCGCACTGGGAAGGTCATAGTAACTATGTGGTCATTGAGCGCCTCAAAGGATGGCGCGTCAATGAAACAACAATTGCTATTTAGGTTCCTAGGGTCTGTTACAACTCTGAGCCCTGTGATGGTTGCCAGCGTGGTAGCCAGGTCATCTATGGCCTCGTTAAAAAGGTCTGTGTAAGCCATTAGGCCACCGCTGGGCGGTCAATGCCTAAAAGCTGCTTAACCATCGGGGTAAATGCGTTAGTAGTGATGGCTTGGCCCATTGAGTCAAAGCTTGCGAATTGGTCAATACTGCCACGCTGTCTGTAATACGCACCGGCAAGCATGATGGTACCGAGGGTGACATCTCCTGAAGGGCTGGTGCTGAGACTGTCAAAATAGCCCGCCTCTTGCCTGCGCCGATAGGCAACCTGATTACCAGCAGAGACACACTGAGCTAGGAAAGTGCTCTCATCGGCCGTAGGACTCGTAAGGCCGAGCCACAGCTGTACTTGCGCACTGGTCACCCATGTACAAGTTTGCGTGTAGACAAGCGAGCCTGGCGGGATGGCAGCAGAACGCTCAAGGTCTGCGTCAGTGTCATAAAACATGACCTGATTAGGGAAAGGCTGATTGGCATCTAACTGAATGTTTCCTTCAGTGTCTGTGCCAATGTAAAGGTATTGGGGCAGGGCGTAAACAGTGTGCGCGCCGTTTAGCCCATGCCCTAACCCGCTAAGGGTGATGGATTCACCGATAGCAATATCTGTGTTCTCGAGTGTCTGAACTACTGCGTAGTTGTCCAGGCGCTGATGAAAGATAACGCTGTAGGTAGCCATAGCGGTTACCCGCCTTTCTGACTAGGCCTGAGTAACTTTGCGAATCATCCCAGGAATCGCCGCGAATGTACTTGCATAAAGATGGAAACTCATATTACGACCGAGGACAGATGGCTGTTCCACGCTCATCAATCCACGGATGGATTCGTAGTACTCGTAAGCATCGCCCTGGCCTTGGCCTACGCGGGTGATAATCATCGTCTTTGCAGCAAAGTTGCTGTCTACGACAAGTTGCAAGCCGAGAGGCGTACCGTTCCAAGAGGTTGCATTTCCGCCGCCAAGTGCATTCTGGCCTGTAAGTCCAGCGCCAATGAATGGGAACACTGGGCGCCCGGTGGTGTCTGCGAGCTGTCCAAGCTGGCCCCACACATCAGGAGACACGAACATGTGAGTAGGTGTCCAGTTACGGCCATTCGAGATGTCTACTGCTGAGTCATAAACGCTCTTGAGAAGGTCAGCAACTGTGCCATCCCATACGCCCGATGCTGATGCTGCGGTAAGGAGATTGTCTGCAGCGAGGTTGTCGCTGGCAATCATTGCTTCTCCCATGAGGTCATTAAGGATGAGCTGCATTGCTGCGGGGCTCGTGAAATCGACATCTTGTTGGGAGAGGGTCACCTGCCCACTGATGGTACTTTTTGCCACCGAATTCGCTGCAATAACCATTGTGCGAGCGGTAACTGCTGAAAGCTCTGTTGACTGTACGCCTGCATCCGTGTGAGTGGTGATGGTTGGGCGAATGAATGTCTTTTGCTGGCCTGAGTCAGGATAAGCGCGAGCGCCTACTGCCTCGACTACTGGGCGCAGAAAGTTCAGGTCTTGAACCAATGGCCCGAGCACTGGAACTGGGAGCAAGCCTGGCGTGTCAGTGGTGAGGACATCACCAGCTGCAGCCTGAAAGCTTGTGCGCTGTGAAGCTGTGTAATCGGCTACTGCCTTGTTCATGTTTGCGAAAGTGTCGCCACCAACATGATAAGCGGCCATGAATTCGCCAGCTGAAGGCAAAACAAAGTCACGCTTTGCAGCTGCAAAAATTGGCGTAGTTGGAATGGCTGCTGCTTCCACTACTTCTGGTGCTGGTGTCTTTTCCATGTCCTCTGTCTCCTCAACTTCGGTTGTATCTGAATTATTGTCTAGATTGTCGGGGTTTTGGTGGATGCTCGCCATAACTTTTTCAATGGTAGCACCCGAAAACGCTGGCTGAGGCACAAGGCTGAGCTCCTGCCATTCAGCCTGGGTAATGACCATCACGCCGTTTTCGTCATAGGTAAATTCTGTAGCGCTGATACCTACAGACACTGAATCGAGTACGCCATCTGTGGCAAGCGTTAAAGCTTCATCACCAGCGACAGTGCTTGAAATACGAGCCTCAAAAAGCATGCCTTCTGGCGTGTCTTGGCGGGCAGTCACAAGGCCCACAGGCTGGGTACTGTCGTGGTACATGTAAAGCTTTGGATTCTTGCCATCTTCAGGCAGTGAGCCTGGGGCAAGCATAATTTCTGTGCCATCACTTACGCGGGCAACGACATTATAAGGCGCTGCAATACCGGTCAAGGTGCGCCGTGGCGTACCGTCTGGCGCTGCTGCATCGATTGAAATAGAGCTGGCATTAAAGCGAATCACGCTAATTCCTCCTGGGTGTTTTCTTCTGGCATGTCGGGATAGTCCATCTTGTCGGCAATTTCGTTTTCTATTAAGAATTTTTCTGTATCAAACTCTAAATAGGTTCCTCTTGGAAGCACATTATTTTGACTTAGCGTGGATGCCAAGCATGAGGCGTAGGCCTGTACTCCAAATATGTAAAGGTCATTTCTAGCCTGCTCTGAGCTCTGATATGAATAAGCGCCAGTGCTTACGCCCACCAAATAAGGCGGCACATTTGTAAGGCGAGCGCATTCCAGAGCCTGATAGTTAGCGGCATCAATTAAAAGCATCTTGTCAGGGGTTGCCGTTGTCTCTGTGTAACTGAGGAACTCATTTAGAGCGGCGGTCTGGTTGGTTGCTCGTGCAGCATTAAATGCACTTGCCAGGTCTGCAAGCTCAGAAGCGCTTAAAGGTTCGCCACCAGTTTGCTTAAGTACGCCCGCTGGGATAGAGCTTTCAGCATTGCGATATCGCGCAGCTTCAAGCTTTAATGCTGTGGCTACTGTCTGCTCAGACATGTAAACGATGCCTTGGATGGGGCTCAGAAATTGTACGAGGTCTGCTGGGTTTATCATATTTCCTAAGAAATAGACCTCTTTAGAAGGGGAATACCATACGGGGCCTGCCTGGTCTGGCGTGGTTACAGCACCGGCAGGGATGCGCGTAAAGGATGCAGGAAAGCCATCTTGTGTGCGTGAGGTAATCACCCAGAAGGCTCGGCCGTAAAAGAAAAGGTCATCGAATGTCCAGGCCATGAGGAAATCGTAAGTAACTGATGGGTCAGGCTGGCGCAGCCACGAGCGGGGCGCCAAGTATTCCTTTTCCATTTCCTTTTCGGAATCATTCCAGCGCTCGTTATACATACGCAATGGAAGCGAGGCAATGACAGAAGCCATGAGGTCACGAGCCCTTGAGATGGTGGCCACGCTCATTGCACGATTGCGGGCCTCGCCCTCGTAATAGCCGTAGTACTGGCCCACCATATTTACGCCAGCCATGTTGGATGAGTAGCCACCTGCTGCAGCTGCTTTAGCCTGCGCTGGTGCTGGGCTCACAGCCGCTTTATTTACTCGATTGAACAGAGCCATAGCGTGATTATGTCACATTTCTTTTATGGGGGTGGTCATGCCCTGCCAGAATCCCGACAGAACTAGCAGGACACAACCTCTAGAAGTTTAGCGATTAACGACAACCAGCATAGGCTTACCGCCCTGTTTTGGTCTTGACGCTAAGGCGGCCGCCCAGATTGTGCAGCGCGCTAACTCGATTGGCCCGGGGCTTCGCTTTGAACTGAGCGCTAACGCATTTTGCTGGTTAATTGCTACTGCTCTATTCATGTGCTCGGCAAGGTTGCTCTGCCCCATGTGCACTATGCGCCCGTCATTAATCATTCCTTTTACAAGGCTTGTGTATTTCATTAGCTCGCCATACCCGACAACCTTTGACCGGCGGGCCAGCGCAATCGGCACATGGTGTTCAAGTGTTGGGGTGACTGCAAGCATCACCTGGGGATTTTCACAAGACTTGAGCAAGGCCTCCTGCATCTCAGCGAGTGACTGCACCACAAATTCAACCTTGACATGAGCAACGCCAACATCGTCTACGGCTGCGCGAACGGCCACATAGCGGGAGCCGTCAAGGCTTGAGTCCACAGCAATCCAGCCACCCTCTGGGCCTTCAATGTCAGAAAGGCAGGCATCCCATTGGCCAGGCTGAAGCCAGCAAGCGTCAGCATTGACAAACTGGTTAAGGGAACCACGCAGGAAGGATGAGCGGTCTGGGTGGTCAGCATCCAGCAGGAGGCTTTCAAGCTCGAGAGTGTGACCTAGTGCGGGGTTAGCCCAGCCCCACCATTTAGTATCCATGACATCCACTCCAGGTGGCGGGCTCCACTCAGCAAAGTAAAACGAGCCTTGGCGCTTTTCATCTATGAGCTGCAGGCCCTGTTCTCGATAGCGCAGCATGGCTATTGAAGCCTCAGTGCCAGCGGTGCTAGTCATCATCATGATTGGCGAGCCACCAGCTGTGCGCACATTGCGCGCCTTCATCGTGGGCCTTAAAGAATGAGCAAGCACATTGTCATCAACTGCATAAATCTCATCAACCCAAATAAGGTCACAAGATAAACCCATACCGGCAGAAGGCGTGGCCGCCTTGACAAGCCAGCGGGAGCCGTCAGGCATCTCACAACTGTTACGGCCATAAGCGCGTTTTAAAGTGGCGCCAAAATACTCAGCCAAAATAGGCGCCACAATTTCAAACTGGCGCACAGCAAGTGTGAGCTCATGCGCTGAATTGACTACGGTCTGGGGCTTGCCCCGCAGTGCAGCAATGGAAGTCATCCAGGCGCCAAGCACAGCCTGGCCAAGTACCGTTTTCCCACACTGGCGCGCCACAGAAATTAGACCAGCACGATTTACCAAGTCACCTGTCTCAGGGTCTGCCTCAAATAATCCGTCAAGCGCGTAGAGCTGCCAATCCATGAGCTCTATCTGCATGTACTTAGAAGCAAACTCCTTCACCAAATTGGCGTACACAGAATTGCCCTTACGCATCGTTTCTAATCTGGGCTGAGTCCTGCCAATTCTCGAGTAGTCCTGCTGGTTCTCGCCAGTTCCCGCCAGTTCCGCTTTCGGGGATACAGACTGC